ACGAGTCTTACAAACTGTTCAGAAATATAGCTCCATAACTCTGCACGAGTAGCAGCATCCGGCAAGTAGCCTTTATACTGGTTATACACGCTCATACGGAGGTTTTTATATTGTACGAATAGTTTATCTACATCTCGTAAAAAAACACCTGTATGAGCGTCTGTGTTCGTTAAAAACCTATTTCCGTTTAGCATAATGTCCTTTTCTTTTTCTACGTTTCTAGCTATACTAGTTCCCCTCCTTTAGTCCCTATCCAGTAACCAACTATCATCATCTCGTAGTGACTCCAGATACTCGTTATGCGCTTGTAGTACGGCGATATCGTCCGAGTTCTCTTGGATACATCTATTTAAGAATCCTTGATGGTCGTCCTTACCTCGCCAACCGCAGCCGCGACAAATATCTCTTTCTAAGATTACTATCTCTGTGTCAGTTAATCTCCCTCTGCATACTGCACATCTCTTACGCAATTGGATTCATCCCCTCCATAATGGTTTTTACACCAATCTTCTTACAGAGGATATCAGAATAGTGGACTGTGTAAGGGACGCGTAGCTCCTCACCTTCGAAGTAGCAGATTGAGGTACCCATTGCCCAGCGGTCATATGCTTTTTCAAACTGGATAACAACTGTCTGTGTACTATAGGAGTCTTTAATCTCTAATAATACTTTTTTATCATTTTTGATAATATTACGAATCTTCTCACGGATTAGTGTATATGATAATGGTGTAGACGAGTCATCAGTAATCGTTCTCTCTCTATAACAATCTAGTGTCCCGGAAATAATATCCGTTCTAGTTTCTTTCCATTGTGCCAAATAAATTCCTCCCTCTGATGTACGAGCGTAATAGAGAAAAAGGAAAGGGGATTACCCTAACCTTTTAAGACCTCATTTACTAAATCGTCTTCGCTTTTAACTGGTTCCTTATGTAATTCGATTTCTGGTGTTACCTCTTCTACTTGGTCAATCCAACCATCAATCGATAATGTTGCGTTATTTAATGCTGGGTACGGAGCGTCACCATAAGAAGCTACGATTAACTTGTTTAGTAGTTCTTGACGAACATAAGACCCGTCTTCTCTTAACCATTCAATGAAGTTCTCTTTCTTCATTTTGTGATACTCACCTGTAGCATCTGTGTACTCATAACTTTGTCCAGTAGTGCCTAGAATCTTTTCATCTTCTGACATCTTAGCGATGTTGTATTCGTAGTCAATACCAGTAAGTGATAGTAACGCTGCTTCTGCTTCTTGTAATGGTGGAGACACTTTAGATTTACGAGTTTTAACACCCATTGTATGTCCTAAGTGTTCTGCTGTAGCTCCAGAACCTTTTTTGATAGCTGATTTCTTTTTAATCTCTAATCGTAATGTTGCAGCATGCTCCCAAGCTTTACCACCCGGTACTTTGTACTGTTTGAACATTGGATTTCCGCCGATATCGTCACGTACTTGATTGATACCTACGAATAAAGATTTACTGTGCGAAATCATTGGTGTTACTTTTGTTACGAACTGTGTAATCGCTTTCGCTCTTGCGCCGACGTTCTGTTCACCAAAGTCTTTATCTAACTCTACATCCGAAGGAGTTTGTCCTACAGAATCCCATACATAAACAACAGGCGTGTTCGGGTATTTCGCTTTGAAGATTTCTAAAGTCTGTTCGATAGTAGAACCTACTTCTTCAACTGTTAATGCGCGACCTTTACTTAAGTCAGGCTGCTTAACTAGTACTTTAGAAATATCAATACCTAGTGATGCTAGACGTTGCTTATCGCTTGTACCCTCTACGTCAATCAGTACACAAATGCAACCTAGTAGAGAAGCTACGCGTAATACGTGATGTGTGAACGTAGACTTACCACCGGATGGTACACCTGCAACCTCAATCATACGACCAAAAGGTAATCCTCCACCTAAAATTTTATCGATGCGCGGTAAGAATAGCGGTAGTCTATCTAATACTTCTGCATAATCAGAATCTTGTAAAAGTACTAACCCCATACTCTCGTCTGCTAAAATAGATAAATCTAAGTCTAGTGGAGCTGCTGATACTTTAGTTTGTTTTTTTGCCATATATTAATAATTCCTCCTATGTACTACTTACTTTCCCCTTTATCGATACCCACTACCCAATCTGGTGTGTGGTAATCATACGCTAGTGTAGGAATGTTAATCATCTTTGTTGGGTCACTAGCTGGTTTTTCTATGTACTCTTTAAACTTAGTTGATAACCCACATATTAGCGGTCTATCTCCGACGATACGATGCATGTGGTAAGTCCATATCTGTTCTCCCATGAACTCGTCAACACTTAATAGCACTTCTTTATCTCTATCAAAACCCTCCAAAAAGTCTTGTAACTCCCCGACAGTTATGACAGGTATCTTCATACCTTATGCGTTCCTTCAACGCCTCTAGCTTTACGTTCGCGTGTACGGGCTGTTAAATGGTACAACGCTTTATGTAAGCCATTTAAAGCTTCTTCATTATCGTGACAAGCATACTTCGTTTCTTGGAAGCATTCTAAACGTTTCATAATCATAAGGATTAAATCTTCGTTTGTGACACCGTTTACACCGTGTTCTTTAATTGCCCCTTCTTGGAATCGGATAAGAGCTAATGTGTCACGGTCTTCTGTAGCAACTACTTGGAACTTATGTGGTGCGTGATGGACATAATCTGGTTTTGGTTCATCACACCATACCTCTGTATACTCACCATCTAGTAATTCGTGTTCTAATTTCATATAATTAGTCATTATTTACCTCCTATTTTTAATAAAGATAACCTACCCCGGAGGGTAGGACTTACATCTTACTTAAGCTCATCAGCAATCATAGCGTCGATATCAGGGAATCCCGCATCGTTTGTAGCTACTTTAGTTAAGTCAGGTTGCCCTTGTGGAGCTGTCTGTTGTACCGTACCTACTGGTTGTTGTGCTGGTGGAGCTGGAGGTGCTGTTGTTACTGGTGCGCCCACTCCGCCATTTTGACCTAAGTTAGTTTCTACTCCGATATCAAATGGGTCTGGTTCATTCATACCTGATGGTAATTGAATGTTAGGCTCCGCTGGTGGCTGGTATGCAGGTGGTTGGTACGCTGGTGGTGCTTGATACCCGTTACCTGCTGGTTGACCATAGTTAGGTGCTGCTGGTGGTGCTTGGTATGTATTTTGAGCTGGTGGTGCATATGTATTTTGTGGTGCTTGGTATGTATTAGCTGTCTGTCCATAAGGATTCTGTCCTAAAGCTGGAGCTTGTCCATAAGGATTTTGACCTTGTGCCGGAGCTTGCCCATAAGGGTTAGTTTGTTGCCCGTAAGGATTTTGCTGTATGGTTTGTCCTTGTGGCTGTTGTTGAGCCTGTCCTTGCGGTTTACCTTCTTTGATGCTGATGAATGTTTCTACCCATTGGTAACCATTCTCTAAACGCTCAGTCGGTACCGCATGTGCTGGTAAGTTTTCTAACTGTGTTTCCCATCCTTGTCCTAATGGTGGTAAGTTTGTTTGGTAAACTGTTACCGGGTACTCCATTTGACCTTTAGCTGGTTTAGCGATTTTAATAGGGAATGCGCCGTTAGGGTCGATGAATGATAATTCACGTCCTCCAGATAAGAATGGGTCTTGTAGATTCTTAAGAATCGTTTTGAACGCTGTTTGTGGCATTTCGAATAGTCGAACTACTAGGTTGCCATGCTCATCGCGCTCTTGGTATAATTGTTGTGGGTTCTGCGGGTGCGGGAATACACGAACCACGTTTACTAGGTAAAGATTCTTAGGTTTTTGTTGTCCACCGAATGGCGTAGGAATCATTCCTTTATCTGTCCACTCTGCAATCTTGTTATCTAGTAATGAACCTTCGTTTACTTGGCTATCTAAAGTGAAGTTAACATTTAACTCTTTACCTTTAGATGTTTTAGCACTTAGGAAAATCTTACGAGTATGCGCGAAGAACGGGCTTACTAAATCACCAGATGGTAATAATTGAATCATTAATTCCGTTTGCCCTTTCTCGAAGAACAAGCGTTGATGTTTTGTCTCCGGGTAAACTACCTTCGGATGGTCACCGCCACCTTGTTGTTCTAGGTTCTTCTGTTCCTGTGCAATAATATCAGCAAAATTCATATATGTATTTTCCTCCTAATTGTTTTTAAATTTTATTATGTATTCTATGTACTTCCCAAAAACTAAGTGACGTTGCTACCTTTCACTTTCTTTGTCCTCCTCTCTTAACTGGTACTCTATTATAATACCATGTTACGAATAGGATGTCAACTAATTTTCTGAATTTTCTGAAAATTTATTAGTCGAATCTATCAGCCTCTCCTAAAACCCATTCAAGGGCTAATCGATAGCATCTATTTTGAGTAAGGTAACTTTTGTAATCCTCGTAACTAATTTCTCTATTTTTCCACGCTTCTCTTACTTCTTTATCTGTCTCCAAAGTCTCGTTAAATACTACCATAATCTCTTCACGAGTCTTCATTTTATTTAGCATCTAGCACAACCTCTCCGTCGATAGTAAATACGTACCAACCATCAACAGTTAATGCTATACTAACTCCCTCGATACCGTTCTTGCTATACCAATAAGGAAAGTATCTTTCTTTAAACTCATATGGAGTTAAGTATTCTAGTGCTTCCGATAGTTCGCGGAAAGCTTCTGATTGCTCTAAATGTTTAGGTACATCATATAGATTAGGTACCGACATTAATAGCCCCTCCCTATCTGCGGATTTACTTGTTGTTGCGTGTAATTATAGTAAGCTTGTTCATCTTGCATAAACTTACTACCCGCTCCTTGACCATACGACAGGTCATTAGCTACTTGTTTACCATACGACTGTAACATGTCTTTACGTTGCTCAAACGCTTTCACAATACGTTGCAAACGTCCGATAACATGTGTATAGTGTACACAAACTTTCTTCTGTTTTAAATACGATTCTTGTTGCTTTATGTATGCTTCTACTTGGTCTTTCGTTGCTTTTCCGCCTTGCGCGGTAATATGTACTCGTGCTTCTCCATCT